CATACATTTTTTTTATTCCCTTAATTTCTCTTTCGAGTCCTTATTTTTACTTGGGTAGGACCAAGGAGGGGTGGGACCCTCAAATAATAAAATAGCGACACTTTTTACCTTTTACGGTATTTAAATATATTATACCACACATTTTTGAATAATGCAAGTTTTTTATTTATTTTCTGCAGTAAGTCTAGCCTTAATTATGTTTGCATACATAAAACTAGCAAACATAAAATGACCCATAATCTTGTCTCTATCAGCTCCTTCTGCAAGGAACCCTCTTTTTAAGTCATGGCCTAATGTTTGTTTGAGGTATGTTATGGCCTTATCACAACCTGCCAATTGGTCAAACGCATCTTTTGCTGCTTCATCATCTATACTAGTTGGTAACAGCGGATCAAAACTCTCTACAAATGCAATAAGCTTCTCTTCGTCAAATAATTTTGTTTCTGTCATATATTAAAATTACGCAAGGAATGGATTTTGTCCTGCTGATGCTCCACCTCCTGCTCCTGTGGTCATTCCTCGTGTCATATTATTTGCTTCGTTTCCTGTAGGCATTGTAGATTCAGGAGTAGCTAGTTCTGACTTGTCTGCTCCATCTGCAATCACACTTTCAATAGTTTGTTTAGTGAAGATTTTTGTTGGATCATCACCGAACTTTTCAGCTACTTGCGCAGCTAGTTCCTTCTTATCAACTAGGTCTGGGAAGAATGATAGGTACACTCGTGCTTTTTCAAGTACTAATGCTTTCTCAGATTCCTGTGTATTCTCAAGTTTAGGATTAGCAATCAGTTTTACATCAAAATCGAAATTCCGAATGTACTCTGCTGGAGTCGCTACAAATTCAATGTTCTCATTGTTAAGAATTTCAAAGGCTTTCTCAGCTCCTTGTAGTTCTCCTTTCGTTGGCATTTGTTTGTTCTCAGCAAACATCATGATAACTTTCTTTCCTCGGTCTCCATTAGATAGTCGAGTATCATCAATAGAGAATGTATTAAAAGCTTTTGCAAATTGAGCTTTACCTCCGTCTCCTAGTACTCCTGATATAACAGGGTTTCCAGGTCGAGTCCAATATTGTAAAATGTTCTTAGTTCGAAGCATTGCTTGACGCTTAACTCCAACTCGTGCCATCTTTCCGAATATTCCAAGTGTTGCAGCAACTCCTTCTGCTGCTGTTCTGATCTCTGATGCTGTTGTTCGTTCTCCTACACCAGCAACTCCTGATTGAACTTGGTCAACAGAAGATTCTTCCATAATAGATTTTGTGAAAGATAGAATGAATTGGTGCCATCCTCCTGGAGTTCCCATGTCTAGAGTTCTGTATGACTCACTAAGACTTAGACCTTGTGTATCAACTGATATTCTCCGTCCTGGAGTAAGGTAATCATCTTCAATAGAATCAAATCCTGAAGTAAGAATAGGTGGGAAGATAGTCAAGAATGACTGGTCAAGAAGCATGTTACTAAGAATGTTGAATACATCCTGTAGCGATTTAAGCTTATCAGGTAAAGACTTACCATAGAAGAAACCAGCTCCAAATTTTTCAAATTGTAGTTCCCAGAAAGGAAGCTCTTTGTGACTGAAAGGAATTGGAGAAGTAACTTCTTCTTCATCTGCAATGATTTTTGGGTTTAACCAAACGTCGTTTGCAATAAGAATGTACTCATCTGTATCTTTGTTGAAATAGTAAATAACTTCAACGTTCCCATCTTCAACATCATCACTTATATTAGTGTGATAGTACGGTAGTTCTGCGTCTCCTGTTGCTCCTCCTGAGATACGTGGTGACACGTTAGATGCCTGTGAGTACTGTGCGAAGTCTTCTAAGAATTTTTGATATGTAACAATTTTTCTTCGGAAACAATAGGTCATCTCGTGGATGTGATCTACCCAAACTGTTTGAGGATAGAACTCTTCAATAGGAACAATTTCAGAATACAATTTAGACTCTGTAATTGTGTTTGATTTAACTTTCAGTTTTCCTCCATCATCAGATACTATATCTCTTACAGCTCTAGTTCTAGATTCGTAACCTTCATAAAAAACAACTGTACCTTTTACAATCGCTTCTAGGAGTCCAAACATCTTTTGTTGCTCTCCGTTATCTTGTTCTTCTGAGTATTCAAATAGATCAGTGGCGATTCGAGCTCGTAAAGAATCCTCCGAACCTCTACCTCTGAATTCTACTGCAGGTAAAAACTGCACCAGTTTACCTAGAATTGCCATAACTTTGTTACGTGTCATTGGTTGGTGAACTCTCGCTTGCCAATCTTCAATGTCTTCACGCATATCAACGTTCGTGTTGAACCTTCGAACTGAATCATTGATGTAGGTGATTAAATCGTCCCCATCAAAATATTCAAAGTTTACGTTACGGTTATCCGCAGATCGTCTGAACTTATGGAATGTAGCCGACACTATCTCATCTTCTTTCTCAGAAGGAGTGTATGTTGGGTAAATTACCGTTGTTTCAGCTACGATGTCAATATTCTTAGTATCGCTTTTAGTAGACATGGTTTATTGTGATTATTATACCACAGATTTGACAATAATGCAAGTTTATCTTTTTACATTCATTCGTTGGTAGCCTTCTGTCGCTATCTTGTAGTGTTCCTTGCTTCGTCGAAACTGAAAGTAAATAGTTCTCATCCTTCTGATGGATTCTGAATATCCCTCTCGGAAGTTCTTCACACGATAGATAGTATCGATGTGATCCTCTTTCTTTTCGTAGTACTTCTTATCTTCTAGCTTGTGATTCTTTGCTTCCCATTGATATCCTTTAAAAGGCATATCTTTGAAACATTCGTACATATACGCTGGTTTCCCTCCTCCATACCAATAGATACGATAGAATCCCTTCTTCAATCTTTTGAATTTTATATGAGGAGATAAAGCTTCCGCTTCTTTTTTGAATCTCCGAAAATGTGATGTTCCTATGTTCATACTAGTATCCGCTTACTCGGCGTTTGTTAGGTTTCTTTTTGTCTTTCTTGCTTCCTCCATTATCTCTTCTGTTGTTGAGATCTTCTAGCCCTAGACAAAGGTACTCGAAAGCAGAACGATAGTGAGAATATTGATCGTGCTTAGGTTTTTCAGAACGAACAACCTTTTGCCCTTCTTGTTGCACTTTTGGATAAGATGAGTTAATCATTGAAAGATTGAAATAATCTGTTCGTGGATTCTCATTAAGACCTATTCCATCCATGATAATTCTCTTCGCTGCGGTCTTTCTGAGATTGAAGTGTTTCCAGGCATCTTGGAAATTCACTCGTATTCCATAGTTCCTTAAAACATCAATAACAGTAACGTCTGACACTTGATTTTGAAATCGCCCAGCAGGGTCCCCAAAGTGTATACCGGTAGGCCAGCTCTTATGTCTTTCTATTATATCTAAATCACTCTTTGTATACTGATAGTTTAAATCAGAATCCATGATTCCATTCACAAACGGTATATAAAAATCAATGTTCTTATTTCTGTTGTTATAGGTATCAATAATATTCCACCCTCCATTTGCGTTAGGTTGAATCCAAATCATTGCTGTATCATCTGTCTTACCAAAATCCCATCCAACATATAGAGGGAAATTAGGGTCGTATTCGAATAGTCCTTTAGTGACATTCTCTTCGTCCCATTCTTGGTAGATAACACCTTCTCTTGATTTTGTATAAGATATATCTAATTCTTGAGCAATCTCTTCTGTCGTCCGTCTTGTTTTCTCAAACTCATACCATTGTTGATCCTTCAAAGGGTGCTCAGGCCAATGAAGCGTTAAAACATCAATACCAGTATCTTTCAATAAAGCATAGTAGTTGTAACCGTTAGGTGTCGAGTTTGCTATTTTACAGTTCGTTGAATCCGAACAACCTTCCCATGCGTCTTTAGCATAGTCCCAGAAACCTAACTCATCAAAAAAGATGGCGGTCTTACGAGTACCACGCCCAAACTTAGGGTTCATAGTATCACCAGTGATGGCGTTACCTGTTGCAGGGTTAATCAGCTTCAGCTTAGTTCTGTGCTTGTTAAAATTGAAACGCTTAGGAAGCATCCACTTAGGAAGCGAATCTAGCATGTAATCAATCTTTCCAAACAAACTATCATCAGTTTTGTTATCAACTAATGCTTCTTTGTATGAACCAAGGAGAATGTTACTCCCATCTCGGAACAACCAAAACCAAAGTGTCACAGCACAGAATACTAGCCATGATACTCCCATCTCTCGTGACTTCTCAATCATTCCATCCTCTCCGTTGATTACGTGATCGACAGTCCACTCAATAGCTCTGTCTTGGAAGGCAAAGGTAATGAAAGGGAAATGGTGAGGTTGCAGTTTTGGATTGAACGTAAAAAGAAAATTGTTAACAAAAAACTTACATCCCTCAACTGGATTATCTGGGCGTGCACAAAGATGCCAGACATAAGCTCTCGCTTCTAGACTTCTTTCTGCTGCATCTACAATCTTTACTCTATCTTGTAGACGCTCTGTGTATTCAGGCGAATTTAAATAGTCCTTAAGGATTTTATCCCTACGTTCCATTTCTAATTTCTTCGTCATTTCTTTGTCAACTGTTTCTGCTGACGACATTTGGAGCCGAGAAGAGGAATCGAACCTCTGACCTGCTGTTTACAAAACAGCCGCTCTATCCAACTGAGCTATCCAGGCAAACCCTACGATCCCAATGAATTTATATTTCCTATGTTGGTGTGTCTTCGTAAGGGGTTCTATAATGAACGTTAGTATTTATTATAACACACAGCTTTTGGGATGTCAACTAGTTAAACTCAGACATATCCACATCTTTCCTTTTGAATTCAAATACGTCATGGCCTAATGTGTACTGAATATGTGGTCTGTCTTCAAAGCTTCTCCAATCACCTCCCCATTCAAAACCGTGATGCTTCGCTATTATACCAAACTTCTTCCAAAGTTTCTCTGGGGCGTTATACCCATCGATAAGAAAGTTACAATCAACAGCTACTCCATATTGGTGTAACGATTCTCCACATCTTGCGTTTGTTACTTTCGGAACCTGATTAAATAATTTGTCTTGGCGTTCACAACTTCTGTATCCTTCTATCACTCGCATAGGATTTCCATCTGCTGCCATGAACTCAAATACACGCTTTAGTTTTCTTTCTACTACAGGAAGTAAGTCATACCCCTCTAAGTGAACAATGTCTTTGAAGTCGCGTTTAGTTATCTGTACAACAGGTTTCTTCATCTTTTGTTGGAAGTCGTTTACAACATCACAGATGTGTCGACAGTATTCAACGAACTTTCCCTGCTGCACCATTGTGTGTAATTTATCTGCACTTGTGTATTTATATGAAAGTATGTGCATGATCTCATGAATGATTACATAAACATCTCGTTTGAAATCTGACTTGTTCTCTCTTCTCGTTACAACGTAAGACCACTTTCCATTTCGTTTACGGTGATAGACATATTTGTCCTCTGAGTAGATCTCCATAAGTCCTCTCCCTGCTTTTGTGATAGCTTGTCCTCTTAACCCATTCTCCTGAATAGATTTATCTGAGTCAACAATCATTATTACTCCATCACCGTCTGCTTCATCAAATGCTTGGAGTACTCCTGATTTTAGAGACTTAGTGTATCTCATTTCCTGGAAAGATAATGACCAGTTAGTCTCATAAGCTGATGGATTAGATTCATCAAACTCGATTTGTTTAGCTGGTAAGAAAACATTAAGACCCCAACCTTCAAATATTGCTTCTACCTCATCTAGTACAGAGAAGATGTAATCTGCGTCTAAAGAGTTTGTGAATTTTACGTTGTATTTTATCATGCGGGTAGCCTTGGATTTGAACCAAGAATTTCGGATTTGGAATCCAACGGTTTACCAGTTGAGCCTAACCACCCTATTGTGACGCTAAGGAGAATCGAACTCCTGTTTGTTGGTCGAAAACCAACCGTCCTACCATTAAACGATAGCGCCTTGGAGCCCATGGTAGGATTCGAACCTACGTCTCCGACCTTCGAAGGGTCAGACTTGTCCAATTAGCACAGGCAATGTGCTTGGTACTAGATTCGAACTAGTACTTCTTGTGCTTCATACAAGCGTGCTAACCGTTAACACTAACCAAGCAACTTGTCAGGATACCAGGAGTCGAACCTGGGCCACACGCATCCAAGGCGTGCATACTACCGTAATACTTTATCCTGGGAGGAAAGTAAGAGATTTGAACTCTTGGTTCACTTTCATGAACTCTGGTTTTCAAGACCAGCGCCTTAAACCGCTCAGCCAACTTTCCATGGTGCGAATAGGAGGACTCGAACCACCATAGACTGATTGGAAATCAGTAGTCTTAGCCATTAGACGATACTCGCATTTATGCCTGGCTTCAATCTCACAGAATCTGCGGTTGAACGGGGCTTTCGCCCACAGGCATATGGTGGGGACACAGGGACTCGAACCCCGATGGACCGGTTAAAAGCCGGCTATTCTACCGTTGAATTATATCCCCGTAGACACAGTTGGACTCGAACCAACATCTTCTCGTATATAAGACGAGTGCTTTGCCATTAAGCTATGTGTCTGTACGAAGTGGAGGAATCGAACCTCCAACCTTCTCTGTGTAAGAGAGCTGCTCTACCAATTGAACTACAGTCCCAAATTC